GGTCAAGGCTTACCAGATGACTTGTATACAGATTCGACTTGGGCGGGATACCTAATCAACAGATTCGGTCATCGCACACACCGCCCACCCTATTAGGAGGAATCATGCCTTTTGCCAGTAAAGCCCAGGCCCGTTTTATGTACGCAGCCGCCAAAGACAAGGACATGGCTAAGAAACTGGGTGTACCCCAGAAAGTAGCCAAGGAATATGTCAAAGAGTCCAAGTCTATGAAGAAACTGCCGGAAAAGAAGAAATGAAAGCCATCTGGGATAAAAAACGCCCCAAAAAACTGGGGGAACCTGACGCTCTGTCGCCAAAGCAGAAGAAGTCTGCAAAGGCTATGGCTAAGTCTGCTGGCCGCCCCTGGCCAAACTTAATTGACAATATGCGGGCTGCGAAGAAGAAATGAAAGTTAAAGATGCTGCTAAGATTTTTGAGAAGTATGATCGCCGCACCAATAAGGCTATGGCTGAGCATAACCGGTCGGGGGGAGACGTACGCAAACCCGTACGCTCTACCAAGGGAGCCTCTAAGCAAGATCAGTACGACCGAGCTAAATTCATCTATCGAAAAGCAGCTCAAGCACTCACTGCAAACCACCCACTTAAAGACGAAAAAGGCAACCCAACCCCAGCCGCCCTCCAGTTCAAACGCTGGGCAGCGAAAGTCCCGCAAAACGAGCAAGACCTCCAAGAACTCAAAAGTCTAGGTTCAAGGCTAAAAGAGAAGTACAAACCGAAGTGAGTCATCCCTGGCAACTGTCATTCGTCTCAACAGTAAGAGACAGGCATCCTGAATACTTCTACGACTCGAAGGTCTTAGAGGTAGGCAGCTTAGATATAAACGGCACGATTCGAGTCTTCTTTGACCACTGTGAGTACACCGGTGTGGATCTGGGAGAGGGGCGTGGCGTAGACCTGGTAGCAAAGGGCGAGGAACTAGACTTCCCAGACGAAACCTTTGACACCGTGGCCAGTTGTGAGTGCTTTGAGCATAACGAGAAGTGGGCCGAGACGTTCACTAATATGGTGCGGATGCTAAAGCCAGGTGGACTTATATTCTTCACCTGTGCCACCACCGGAAGGCCGGAACACGGGACTAGGAGGACTACTCCTGGGGATGCGCCATTTTGTACTGACTACTACCGAAACCTGGTAGCAGAGGATTTTAAAGACTTACTGGAGAACTTAGAGAATTACGAGTTCTCTACCTACAGACAAGACTTACGCTTCTACGGATTTAAAAAAAATGGCTAGCCCTTTAGGATATGTATACAGTCGAGCAGATGCGCTAAAACGCCGCCTCTACGACATGATTACTAATCCTGCTGACTATGCGTCAATGCTTGGTGGCCGTATACAAGAGGGTGCTGCTAACCGAGAGTCTATGATGACCCAGGCTTTCGGAGACCCTAACAACCCGCTGAAGGTCACTAATCAGCAAGCTCTGGCTCAACTGACAGACATGATCATGTCTGGAGAGCTTGGCTTTGCACAAGCCGGCATTACAAAAGCCGTCCCTAAATCAACTGGTGGCGAGAGGGTTACAAGGTTTGGTGATGTTGAGTACGACCCAAGATATGACCTAAGGGTTAAAGAGCAACCAAGGATTCAGGAAACAACAGTAAAGGTTGAGCCAACCGCAAACCTAGACGCTCCGACTGTATATTTGCCGGACTATGAGGGATACCCGTTTATTACCAGTATGTCCGACAGGACTGCTGCTGGCGGGCTGTTGACATCTATAAACGATGTAAACCTAAAGCGCCCTGTAGACCTACCTGGTGGCCAAGACTTTATGTTTGCCAACCCAGGCCAAGTGTGGGCTTCTGCCTCTGGCCCAGTGAATCAAATTATGAGGAACGCCCAAGTTCTTCGTGAAGTGACTGGTAAAGATCCATTGTTTATCCCTTGGAGGATGGCTCCTTCTGGCGGCGACTTTGCTACCTTTACTGGAGAAACGATGCTTTCTTATGCGGAGAGCGCACTCCCGAAGAGCGTCAAAAAGAGCATTGACAAAGAGATTAAGAAGATTGCTGATGACTGGAAGGGCATAGACTCGCCAGAAAGCGTCACCCAGTACCAATCCTTACCAGACGCCAAACGCAAGAAGATTAAACAAGTTCTTGATGTCAACTTCAGGGATCTTGGTGGCTTAAACATTGGTCAGGCTAGACTTGCTGTGTCAGACCCGAAACAGTTGGCTGGGCAAGATGCTGGGATTATGAATGTCGGAAGAGTCTTTGCTGACCAGCCTGTTGTTCAGGCTTCCGGCCACCCATCCTATCCAAGGGGTGTGCCTGGTGAGGGTGTCGGTAGGGTAGATAGAGACATCAACATTTTTGAGTTGCTGCCAAAGGTTGTGCAAGAACGAGGAATCCCGTCTGCAACCGCACCAAGACAAACAGACATCAGGGCGTTACAGATGAAGCCCTATGCCGGTATCTTGGATGCGGAAACTCTCAGGCGTCTTGGCTTCTAAACAGGTACTCTGATTTAAACTTATCAGCAAGGCTCTGGCCGAACCGTTTGACAAGAAACTCTTTGACCTGATCTACGGTCACTGAGTCGATGCCAGACGCTACACAATAAGTCTCATGTAGAGTTAGGGCTTCAAGCATAGTTTTTGGGATCTTTTGATCTGTGTTTACAATAGGCGACATAGACTTCTCCTTTTAGGATGTATTACAAGTATACACCGAACAACCAATAGGATTCGGACATGGAACATGAAAAAATAGAGGAAGATAAATCAAATTGGGGCGGCCCTAGAGCCGGTGCTGGCAGACCTAAAGGCGTTCCAAACAAAGTCTCCCGACAAGTAAAAGAGAACATCGTCTCTGTTTTTGAGGAACTCGGTGGCCGTGAAGAGATGGTCAAGTGGGCCAAGAGTGACGACAGGAACAAGACAGAGTTCTACCGAATGTACTCCAGGCTTGCACCGATTGAGCAGAAGGTTTCTGGCGATGCTGAAGCACCGCTAGAGCTAAGAGTCGGATGGATGAAGTAAAAGAAGTATTTATCCCGTATAAGCCTCGTGAACAACAACTTATCTTGCATGAGAAGGTTGATGCTCACAGATTCAGCGTTGCTGTCTGCCATCGAAGGTTCGGCAAAACTGTTGCAGCCATCAACCAGCTTATTAAGGCTGCGATGGAGTGCGACAAGGAAGCCCCAAGGATGGCTTATATCGCCCCGACATACACTCAGGCCAAACGAGTTGCCTGGGATTATCTAGTTAAGTACACAGACCCGCTAGAGGCCAAGAAGAACATCACCGAGTTACGGGTGGACTTCTGGGACAGGCGAATTAGTCTTTATGGAGCAGACAACCCTGATTCTCTCCGAGGGATCTACTTAGACTTTGTAGTCCTCGATGAGGTCGGGGACATGAACCCGAAGATCTGGAATGAAATCATCCGACCTGCACTGGCAGACAGACACGGTAAGGCTCTCTTTATCGGAACGCCGAAGGGAGCGAACCATTTTAAAGAGCTTAGGGATCGTGCAGAAACCGAGGAGGGTTGGACTCTCCTTGAGTTTAAAGCGTCGCAGACTGGCATCGTGGCTGCTGAAGAACTCAAAGCGGCCAAGAAGGAAATGGGTCAGGATAAGTACGACCAGGAATTTGAGTGCAGTTTCAACGCAGCAGTCGAAGGGTCGTACTACGGTCAAATCCTCAACCAGGCCGAAGAAGAAGGCCGCATATGTGCAATACCGAGGGATGATCTCTGCCAGACATTCACGGCGTGGGATTTGGGAATGGGAGACTCCACGTCGATATGGGTATGTCAGACGGTGGGACAGGAAATCCGCCTCATGGATTACATTGAGAACCACGGGCAAGGCTTGGACTGGTACGTTCGGGAACTCACGAGCAGGGACTGGCATAAAGCCACGCACCTCCTTCCGCACGATGTTGAAGTTCGTGAACTCGGCACTGGGAAGTCCAGACTTGAGGTTCTACGGAGTGCCGGTCTTGACTGTCAGGTTCTACCTCGCTTGTCCGTGGATGACGGCATCCAGGCGGCGAGACGTATATTACCGAGATGCTGGTTCAACATACCTGCGGTAAAACAAGGCTTAGACTGCCTTAGAAACTACAGAAGAGAATATGACGAAAAGCGAAGTGTATTTTTTGATAAACCTCTGCACGATTGGGCTTCTCATGGCGCAGACGCTTTTCGGTACTTGGCTGTTGGCCTCAACGAGAATGGCTCTAGCTGGTCTAAACCTCTACCCGTTAAAACAAACTGGATCGTATAAATGACTGAGATTGAACTTAAACAAGTAGTTGAGGCAGAAATATCAAACGCCATTGGCTACCTTGAGACTGAGACTACAGAAGCCCGTCGTAAGGCTATCCAGTACTACAACCGTGAGAACTTTGGCAACGAGGTCGAGGGTCGGTCTACTATCGTTACAGGCGAGGTTGCAGAGGCTGTAGATGGTGCGCTGCCTGGTCTTATGCGTGTCTTTACCCAAGGCGATGAGGTCGTCCAGTTTGAGCCTAATGGCCCTGGCGACGAAGAGAAGGCTAAACAAGCCACCGACTATGCCAACTGGGTCTTCTACCGTGATAACCCTGGTGTCTCTATCCTGCACGACTGGTTCAAGGATGCGCTGCTCCAAAAGAATGGCATCCTTAAGGTCTACTGGAACGAGACAGAAGAAGTAAACACAGAGTCCTACAGAGATCTGACGGAAGAAGAACTGGCTCTGCTGCTGGCAGATGAGCAGTTCGAGGTGGTAGAGCAAGAGCAACGCCAGGTCGGTGAGGCTCAAGTTCCTCCTAGC